ACTTTAATATTCTCTACATTCATTTAAAAACTCCTTTAAAAGTTTGTTTAATTTATTTAGGGGGCGTCGGGGTTAAGCATTAGGTTACACTCGAAGGTCAGGTCTAAGTAGGCCGCGTTATCGTTTGTAAGTGCTAAGGCTTTAACGTCTACGCTAATCGGTAGTACGTTCTTAATGGCAGGCTGAGTCAGCCTGTTAGTGCTTTTACAGCACTCTTTAATAATACTATCGGCGTAAGAAGTAGCCTTGTCAACGGCTTGCTCAGGCTTAGCGTACCCCTTGACGAAAACCCTAACCCTGACCTGAGCCCTAAAAGCTAAAATTACGTGTGCTGTACCCACATAATTAGCGGGTAATAGCTCGACGTGGTAAGCTTTGCCGAGCTTCGTCGCGGGTATATTGTCTACGTTAAAGGCGTCGGTCCACTCGTTAAGCTCGGGGTGTCTAACCGAAAGTCGGGCTCTAAAATAAGGTAAAAGGGTAGAAAAACTCATCTATGCACCAAAGTACCTTCAGCAGTACCTACGTCTTGCTTAGAGTCGGCCTCGCCGTCGTTATCAGTATCAAGCGTTACGCTATAAATGTTACGAGCGTCTAACTCGTACTCGTTATATTTTTTAGACTTCTGCATAAATACGTCGTCAGTCGCATTACTAAAAGAGAACATTAAAGCCGTCAGCGTTTTATATGTCGCCCACATTAAAAGTTCTTTCGTATGTACGATAGACCACTTAGTAAGTGCTCGGCCTTCGCTATCGTAGTACCCTTCTTTGAATAGCCAGTCTAATATTTCGGTCTGAGCTTTTCTGTGCTCGGCTAGAAAACTAGCGCGACCTTCTGCGGCCCAGTTTAAGATATCTCTTTCTTTAATAGCTAAGTCTTCGTCGCTAGAGAACAGACGGTCAGACTCGGGCGTAAGTACTTTAATGTATTTTACTAATGTGGTAGACTCGGGCGCCGAAGTTGACACTTCTAAAGTAATCGCCTTCATACTGTACTCTACAGGTAGCGACGTAAGTACGTTCTCGTCGTAGAAGTTTAACTTAGAGAGAAGACAAGCGGGCTCTCGATTCAAGAGCAGCTTAATAGGTAGGGACGGGGCGATAGAGATACGGTTATCGGCGTCTTTCGTTAGCGTAACCGTCAAGGGCGAAGCGATAGCTTCGATAGTAGTTTTTATCGCCGTGAGTAGATTAGCAAGGGCATAAGTGTTGCCTGCGACTAAAGCCCTGTAGCTTGTGTCGCCGACTTTAAAGTTAACCACATTATTAGTATTATCAATGTCGAAAGTCTGCTCGCTGAAGACCCAGTCTAAAAACCAAGCCTCTGCGCTTGGGTCAAAGACCTCTACGGGCGTGCCGTCGAGTCCCGCTTGAATAGTTACCGAGTCTATCTCGCCCGCTGCGCTACCTTTAGCTTTAATCGTTTTCGTCGCGTCGAAGCGAGTCAGGTCATTAGTCTGTACTGCGGGCTCAATTTTTAAAATTGGTATAATCATTATCGTCTCATTTCTATAACTACGGTAAAGTCGGGGCACTCGCGTAGCATGTCGGGCGTTAAGTTACGTCTTTCTTTGATTAGGGCCTCGAAGTTTTTAAACCTCAAGTTATATCTTTCGTCTGACATACAGTGACGAAGCGAGACCCTAAGTAATTCGATACAAGATACTAAAGTCTCGTCTTTTAAGTTAAAAAATGCGTCGTAGCCTGAGCCGACTTTACTCTTCGCCACTTCTACAAACTTTTTAGAAAACATAGTCCATTCGAGCGCGGTAAGTCCCGAAGGTAGGAGGCCAGCGACGGCGTCGACATTAAAAACATTGTCGAAGTAGTTATTTTGCACGCCTTTAGCGACCGCTTCGATAAACTCGTCGTCGTCTGCGTTTAAAAAAGCGTGCGAGTAAAAACCTAAGCGGGGTCTCGGGCCTTGTCGCCCGTTACGGTAATACGCTAAAAGACCTAAAGCCCAGTCAGATAGGTTAATTAAGTACGTAGTTAGGTGCGTATCTCTGCGTGTTAACCACATAAATACGCCCTCGGCGCACTTCTTACGTATGTACTCGCGGTCTTGAGCGGTTATGTCGTACTCTCGGCCCGTTAGTAAAAACTTAATACGCGTCCAGTTAAAAGGGCTAATTATGTGAAAACTTACGAACTGTACGAGTTTTTTAATTAGTCCCATGGGCCCCCTAGATCATTATCTTGTGTAAGTGCAGGTTAACTCGAACTTTAACGGCTGAAGTACAGGTATTAGTATAGACTGCTCGTATCTTTAACCCTGCGGGTATTTTAGCGGGGTAGGGTAGCTGTGTGTCCATATCGGCGGCAAACCAGTTTATAAACTCATTCACAACGGTATTACCCGATACTATTTGTAGTTTAATTTTATCGTCAGGGCAGGGGTTAGTTATAATAAGCTTAGCCCCTGTTATAAAGTGGTCGTCAGTAAGTACGTACTCTATGTTAAAGTCAGCCGTCGAGGCAGGTACTTCGCCCGATATCCCTTGCCCGTTAAACTGGACTTTATCCTTAGTAAAGTCTAACACACTCTTAGCGTCGTAAGTAGAGCCTGTCATAGCGCTAAGAGATAAAGAGAATAAAAAAGATAGTAAAAAGTATTTCATTTTATAAGTCCTCTTCTGTCCACTCGACCCAGATGTTGAACGAATTACCTGCTAGTGTCGTAGAGTTTAAGTTAATAGATAAAACTTCGCTCGTACCCCTTAAAACTACTGCTTTAGATAGCTCGCTACCTAAGTAGAAAACGGTATCGTTATCGACCGCGCTCGACCCTACGTTAGTCACATTAACTATTAATTTCTTAGAGATAATAGTACCTATCGTAGTACCTAAAGTAGGGTTAGCTGTGTACGCCCTTACTGTAGCTGTAGCCGCTGTGTCGTCTGAGTCCAGAGGTACGTTAGTTAGCGTAGACGAAGTGCCCCCGCTGTTAGCCGTAGACCTTTTAATTACTAACACGTTAGCTACTGACGCCGTAGTTTGAGTACCTTCGATACCTATCTTACGTATGCGTATAGTCTTTGTAGCAGACCCCGTAATAGTAAAAATGTCGGTAGCGTTATTAGCAGTATTTAAAGCTACAGTGGCCGCTCGGTATGTCGGGTGCGTACTTTCGTCTATCTGTACGTTATCTACTTCTAATTTCTGCCCTTTAAAGATGTTAGAGACTTCAAGCCTGTTGACATTAAAAAAGTTAGCCCATGCCGCGACTATATTGGTATTAGTCACTGTGGCCGCGTTAGTAAGGCCGTAGACGAAGTCGTAGTTACCGTACGGGTCTTGCACTGAGTCTTTATGCGTACATACGAGTACGCCGCCTACTAAAAAGTTTATCTGCTGCGCGGTCACTTCAATAGAGTACTCTAGAGACGCCGCCGTCGTTTGGTTTTTAGGTAGACTAAAAGTCGTAGTCTGGGTATTACCCGCGTCGGCACTTGTCTGAGATACACACGATACCTGAGTATTATCCGTACCCGTGAAGTTAAACTCACTTCTAATTGTAGGCGCTGTTAAATTATCTCTGACGCCTACGAATACCGTTTGATTAGCTATACGTTGAGATATAGAAAACTTAGAAGAGATAATAAAAGGGCCGTAATCTGCGACCCGCGATACTGTGCGAGAGCCTGCGGCGGTGCCCGAGGGTACAGTTAAATTACCCCCCGTAACCGTAGTAGCGCCCGAGGCCGTCCACGAAGCGTCAAGGCTTGAGCCCGCGAAGCTATCGCGAAATGAGCCCTCGTCGGTAAGTACCGTCGAGTGAGTCTCGACCCTACCGCGAGCGTCGAACTGAATAGGCTGAAAAGTTGACGTCGTTACGTTAGAAGGGTCGGGCGAAAACGACGACATTAGCTCGCCGCTCACGTTTACCGTACCGTCTACCGTCTGGACGCTAGGCCAGAAAGACCCCGTTACGGCTACGGGGTTAGTGATCGACGTAACAGACCCCACATTAGTAACCGCAGCTAGAGTAGACGCGGGCTTTAGTAATGTGTTTACTGACGTGTTTAAAGTGCCTAAAGAGGTATCTAAAGCGAGCCCGTTAGTGGTGCCGATATTAGCCGTAACCGTGCCCGATACCGCAGGCATAGACGTAATTACCGCCGAAGTTGAGTCAGTACTCGAAGCTAGAGTCCACGTACGGCCCGTCGTCCATACGCCCGACTGGGTCGCCCCAAAGACTGTATTAGTGATCGCGCCTATAGCGTTAGTACCTGCGGGTAGTGAGCCCGAGATACCGAAGCTTGAGTTAGAAATTGAGCCGCCTGATATATTCACATCAAAGCTAGGGCTCGATATCTGAGCCATTAGGGCGCCCGAAAAGAGTAAAAGTGTTAGTACGTACTTCATTATGTTAACTCCGTTGTTCTTTGGTTACCTGTAGCCGAAGGCGATATAGCGCTGACTATGCCCGTATAGATTACAGGTAAGTTATAAATATAAGAGGCCCCTGCGGTTAATCTAAAAGTGAAAGCGGCAGCAGAAGCCGTCGCGGCGAAAGCGTAAGTCACTGTTACCGAAGAGTCGTTAAAAATCATAAACCCTTTTCGAGCAGCGTTAGCCGCGAGGACTACGAAAGTCGACGCCGAGTTAGCCGCTGTAGCTAACGTACTAGACGCCGCCGTCTGAAGCTTAGTCGGCATAGGGTTAGTAGGAGAGACGTCGCCGCCGTTAACCCCGTCGTCGCCTAGAACAAGTTTAATTCTTTGGTAGAGTACTGACGCGATCTCGTCGGCGGCTATGGTTTTACCCGCGCCTTCTGTTACTGCTATGTTATCTGCCATACGTTAATCCTTAATCTAAGTCGGTACGTACTATCGCGCCGCTTAGTGTTTTGTAGCTTAATTTATATCTAGAGAACGTAGACGCCTGAGTTAAACTTAAAAGTAACCCGATAGGTGACCCCGCTAAGTAATCGGTACGTTTTACCCATGCAGTATTATCTACAGGGGCTACAGGGTCAGCGGTTAGCTCAGGTATGCCGCCAAGCTGCGCCACTGTGGCCGCATCTTGAGGGTCTACCCCGTTGACCAAGTTTTTAATCTGGCCGACGTTCTCTAAGCTTACATCTACGTTAACTATTTTCATTTATTAAGAGCCCGTACCTAAAAGCTCTACGACTACGCCCGTTAACGACTTCTTAGAAGTTAAAGTACGCTGATTAGCGCCGCCGAGTTTTTCGATATCGACGATAATTTCTGCGCCCGCAGAGTTATAAACTTGTACCGAGTGAATAGACGCGATAGTCGCGGCATTAACATTTAGAGGCGTATTAGCTACTAAAGCTACTGTCTGCTTTTCGCCTTTCACATTACCGATATTCGAGTCATTAAGGTTAGTCTGAATACCGACCCAGTTAGCCGCCGTACCCGCGCCGCCGCCTACGTACTGAAGCTTATCGCCGATAGCTAAAACGTCGTCGCCGCCGATACCTGCGATAGTGCCGCCGACTGAGATAATCCAATAGTCGCCCGCTACAATCTGAGTAAGGTCGCCCGCGATCTTGTCGCCCGCTACAGGTAATAAGCCGCCCGAAGCGTCGAATGAGCCTTGTATGCGCTCAAGCTTATTAATTTCTGATATCACATAATCTTTAGTAGCGATAACTTTTACCGCTGCGCCGTCGTAGTATTTTACTTCGTTAGTGGTATCATTATACCATATCTGACCTTCTACGGGCGTTACGGGGTCTGACGCTAGTTTTTCTAAAACCGCGTTTTTTAACTGATTTAGGTCTAGGTCTATGTCTACGTGAAACAATTTAGCCATGTGTTAACTCCTTTAAAGTTTTGTTTGTTAGTAACCTAAAATATGTACTGTATATGTGTTCGCTGTATTCGAGCGCACTTCTACTACGTTACCCGCAGAGAGGCGCCAATCGACGAAAAGCTGTGTAAGGTCTGCGGCGTCGAAGACTTGTACGTCTGCCACATTAGTAAACCCTACGATAGGCACTTGTACCCAAGTACCTACCTGTAAAGCCGAAATAGAAAACGATACTTTCTGTAGTGAGAGCGTGCCGCCTGAGCCGCCGCCCCCTGTAGAAGGGTTCATTAGCCATACTTGTAGGGCGTAGTCGTTCTTAGCTTTACCGCCCGTGAGCAAGTCGCGTGCGGCTTTTTTTAAGACCTCTAAGCCGTGGTCGTCTACGTTAGGCATTTTATGAACTCCTTAAGCCGTTAGGCCATAAAATAAAAGAAGTAAGTACGTACTTAAATGTTACTCAGCAGCTACGGGCGCTACTACCTGCTTATTAGCTTCTTTAAGCTTTAGCATGGCCTCTCTAAGAGCCTCGCGGCCTTTAAGCTCGATAAGACAAGCTTCTTTGTACTCAGGCGAAGTCAGTTTAGACTCTACTTGAGCTTTTAACATACGCTGCGAAGCGTGTTTAATTTCGTTAAAAGACATTTCTAGTTTCATAGCTTCGTAACGCTCACAGGGCGTCATTTCTTTTTTAGTTTTAGCTTCTGACATATCCTATCGCTTTCTGACCTTTAGAGTTTTTACCTATGGCTATCTCGCCGCTCTTCATATCCTGACGACTATCGTCAGGTACAAACCATAAAAACCAGTAAGGACCTTCTTTATTAATGCTCTTAATTTCTATACGGTTAGGTAAAGTATCACAGAAGAGCGTAAGTACGTCGGCGTCTTTAGCTTTCACATATCTAAGTCGTGTCGTCTGTGGTAGCACTATCTAACTCCTCAAAATGAAAAGGGCGCCTTTTAAGCGCCCCTTTACCCTTCAGCTTTTCGCAGTCGGGGCGGTCTTGGTTAATATTAAACTGTAGTAGTTACTACGCGCTTATTATCTAACTGCTTCATACCTAACAAAGTAGTACAGTTTACGCGGTAGCCACGTTTACCGATAACTCCAAGGTCAAATTCTTTAACTTCGATACCCTTCTGAGAAGCCATAGTAAAGTATGACTTATGAAAGTCATAAACTGTAGAGCCTACCACAGTTGTAAAGTGCGGCATAAAACCCGCTAACTGTGAAGGTAACTCGCCAGTAACTAAAGGCGACCCAGACGCTACGAAGTCAGAAGACGTAAAGCCCGTGATATTAAAGATATCGTTTAACGGTCCTGCGCCTAAAATTTTATGACGGTCAGACATAGGCACTTTAGCAGTATCTAAAAGCTCTTTAGAAGCCAAGATGTCAGCTAATGCGTATGTACCCGCAGTTACCGCTAGTAACGTGTGGTCAGGCGCCGCAGCCGAAGGGATAGTCAAAGAGATAATCAATGACTGAATTTTTTTCTGGATAGAGTAGATAGCTAAAGACTTTAACTTCTCTACGAAAGGTAAAGACTGTAATTTAGCTTTATCTGTTACGATAAAGTCTTTTACTAGCTGCTTATTAATTACAAGCTGCTGACCTGTAATAGTAACCGCTTCAGCGTCGTTAGCTGACTCTTCAGTCGGTAACTCGCCCGCTTCTGCGAACTCAGGAATAGTAGAGATATTAACAGTATCGCCTAAAGCAGAAATTTCGCCTTCATAATCTTTAGAAATTAAAGACTCGAAAGGTAACTCAGCTAAAAGTACGTCATAGTAATTTTTAGACCATACTTCGGGTACGATTACGCTTGTCTCAGTACTTGCTCTCATGTGTGCGTCAGCCATTGTGGACTCCTTTAAAAAGTTTGTAGGTCAGGATTAGCCCTGCCCTTTATATTGTCGTGTTAATGCTTCGTATGCAGCTTTGTCCGAGTCAGACTTAGTTTTAGACCACTTCGCTTGTGCTGAGATAACCATTTCTAGGGTTACATTAGCGTTAGGGGGGTTACTACCGCCCTGCGGGGTCATAGAGTTTACGTGAGGCACGTCGCCAGTAAACCAGTTAGGGCGAGACTGTTTAAGCCTTGCTATAGCTGCGGCTGCGCCGCTGACTACTACCCTACCGTTACTTAAAGTCTCGGTTACTACTTCTGAGAAGTCAAGTAGCTCTAAATCAGGTATTGAAACGGGACTAATGCCTAGCTTAACGGCTTCAGCCGTTAGGGCTTTGTACTTGGCTTCGTCTAAGATAGCTTTCTTAATCTGTACGTTTTCGGCTCGAAGTGTGGCCGCCTCTTGTTCGTTAATTTCGGCTAAAGTCTTCCAATCGTCTTTCGACTTCAGACCTTGAGCCCTAGCGTCGGCAAGGTCCCGCTCTAGTTTTTCTCTTTTTTGTCTCTCAAGAGCCGTCTGTTTTCGGGCCTCGGCGACTTCGTCGGCGATAGGCTCAGCAGGCGGCGTCGGCGGTACGGGCGGTGTATTAGGTTCGTTAGGTGTGATAGGTTCGTTAGCCATAGTCTGACTCCTTAGTTATGGGTTATCGTTTTTTAGTAGATAGTATGCGGGCTATTTTAGCCGCGTAAATGTTTTTCAATCGACGCATGACGCTAATTTTAAAGCTCTCGCCTTTTAAAGGTATGAAACGCCTAGCAGGTACGCCGCCTTCAGTACCCACATTATTACCTTCGGCGCGGTCTTTTACGGCTTGAGGTGCGTACGAGGGTATGCCCATGCGTAAGATATTCTTACCGATAGCATAGGCCCTGTACCAAGAGAGCATAACGCCCGTGAGGTTTAAGTTAACGGGCGTCTTAGACTTTCTATCTGCGGGGTAGACCTTAGCGTCTTTGTATTTAGTGAAACGTCTAGAGCCCGTATTAGTATCGACGGGGCTCGTACCCGAAGCGATAAGAGGTAGTATAGTCTGCTCGATTACTTCAGTACGTACGCGGTTAACTAACTCGTCGTCGACTAAGTTATCTTTGAGTTTTCGCATGACGTCTGCTGTAAGGGGTAATTTTACTTTTAATTTAAACATATTAAAACTTCAATAGGTCATATAGACCCTGCTCGATTAAGAACTGCTCAAGGTCGGCGTTACGTATGACCGCTAAATTAATTTCGGCCCTCGTCTGTAGTCCTAAAATATTTCTTAAAGTAGCGTAGAGGTCTGTAGGCGTATACACATTCTTAAATTGTGAGGGCTTAAAGTTAGTCTCTTCGGCGATTATGTCGGCTTTTATGCGTTTTACTTCGGTCATTATGCCGCTCTTATAGAGCTGCCCTTCGTCGGGTAAAAACTGACGTTTAGGTATTCTCGGCGTCTTATTCGATAGATGATTATGGCCGTCGGCGGCGCCTGCTCGGTCGCCGAAGACGCCTATAGTAAGTACGTCGGTAGCAGTAAAGTCTAGTTGATCTTTCATATCGCCGTTAGCCTCTAAATTAGGTCTAGAGTTACCTACCTCGCGCTTTTTTAGCTTCTTATACGTACCTGAGAGGGGCGCAAAGCTACCTTGCCCTGCTACAGGGCTTCGCTCTTGTTCGATACTGATAAGAGTCTGCTCGACAAGATACTCGCCTACGGCTTCGTTAACGAGCTTTTTAACTCGCTTCGGCAGTTTCTGACCGTCGAAAAGGTCTAAATCTACCGAAGTCTCGCTCTTGTCTGTGGTCTTACTGAATACTTTCACGTACGTACTTACTCCTTAACGGGTTTTTTAGGTACTTTTTTAGGGGCCTTTTTAGCTTTAGGGGCTACTTTAGGGTCTTTCGCGGGCGAGGGCGTATTAGGGTCAGCTTTCGGGTCGATAGGGTTACCTTCAGCGTCTAACTCAGGCGGGGCGTTAGGGTCGATAGGGTTACCGTCAGCGTCCACATTAACGTCTAAGCCCGCCTCGGTACGTGCCTTCATAGATAACATAGTCTCTTCGATCTCTTGTTCGATAAGCTTTAAAAGTTTTACCGCTGCCTGCTCTTCGTTAAGACTTGGGTCGTCGCGCATAATCATGCCGATACGAGTATCTAGGCCCATGTCCTTACGCATTTTTAATACTTCGAGCTTTTCTTTTTCGGTCATAATAGGAGTGGCGTCGTTAAACTTGACGACGTAATTCTTTTCAAAGCCGTCAGGTAAAACTAAGTCTCTGTACTCCTCTGCTAGGTTATTACCATAGGCTTTTAGCGTCTCGTTAATGGCCTTCACAATATGTACTTCATTGTCGATAAAGACTTGTCTTTGGTCGTGAACGTCCTCTAATGACTCAGCCATATCTAAAAGTAACGCGATACCTGACGCGATACTCTGAGAGCCGTTAAGCTGCGTACTTACGCCCGACGTACTTAAGTTATTAGTCGTAAGATAAAGAGCGATATACATTTCGATAAGTGATCTTAAAGCGTCTAACTGTGGGTTAGCCGATAAGAAGCCCAGTTCGGGCTTGGCCTGCTGCTCAGACCCTTTGTACTCCACAAGTATAGACTTGGTAACGCCGACTTTAATTACGCGAGGTAAGTTTTCGCCCGTCATATAAAACTGACCGTAACCTTGAGTAACTCCTACGTGTGTCGTGTGGGTAATTACCGCGTTAAGTAAGATCGCGCCGTCGATTAAGTCGTTACCGCCTTTAGCCCAGAAAGAGCCGTCTTGGTCGATAGCGAAATTAATATGATTAAAAGACTTTAGAGCGTTATCGTTACGCTTTTCGCCCTTGTCGTTAGGTAAGATGTTACCGCCTGAGTCAGTCGTGAAGTGATACGACTTAGACCAGAAAACATACTGCTTATTAGACTGATTAGCGCCCTTGTCTTCGGGGCTGTTAGCGATAGTCTGGTCGACATTGTCGGCACGTACTGAGCCTAAAGGTGTAACGAGTGGCACTTTAGAGTTACGACTATCGAGGTCAGCTAGGTCAGTACTCGGATGTGTGTAATCTGATAGGACTACAGCGATAGGCTTTGTACGGTCGTACTCGGACTCAATAGCGTCATAGAGGTACGGCTGTAGCGTCTCTAGGTTAATTTTATACTTAGGTACTGTACTTGTACCCTCGTAGCAAGGGTAGGGTTTTACGAAAACGTCTACGTTTTTCTGAAGCTTCAGAAAGCGGTTAGTCGTCTTCATTGTCTCAGTTAATTTAAAAAGCTTTTCGATCTCTTTAAGTTTTTTAGTAGACTCTTCGTCGTCTGAGATAATGCGCTCGACGCCGTTAGAGTAAACCCGAGCGAGCTTATCGACGACCTTACGTACGAAGCTAATGTTACTTAGAGCGTAACGCATTTCGTTTACAGTGTTAGACTCGAACTGACGAAGTAAGTAACTCAGTACGTAGTGATTAGTCATATCCTTATAGCACTGATAGCGCTTATACGCTTCGTACTTACGTGCTCTATTCTCTTGACCTTCGATCTCTTGAATGATTTTAGCCCGCTTATTAATATCTAAAATGTCTGACTCGCGTGTAAGCTTCATAGTAGCCCCTTATCGGATAGTAGTTTGTAAAGTGCCTTTAGCGTTGCCGCTGAAAGGGAATAAGATATCGCACATATAGTCTAACCCGTCAGAGTAATGCGTCAAGTTGGGGTTATCTTTGAGCTTTTCTAGGGTTATTTTATCTTGCTCTACCCCTACAAAGTCTTTTCTTATGCCCTTACACGTCAAAGAATTAAACTTAATCATACCTTTATCGAGCAGGTTGTTCACATTAAGCTGACGCTTTCTAAAGTCAGGCGCCGCAGGTCTAAAGCGCGTCTCATACCCTGCATTACGTAATACTGTGATATCGGGTAAGCCTTTAGTCGAGCGAGCTTTACCCGCAGGGTCGGGGTAGATAATCGTATTATGCGGGTAAAAGCCTCGGGCCTGCATAGCCTCTACCATATTATTAGTCGAGTAGCCCTGCTTACCCTTTAGCTCTATCTCTGAAAGGCCCGCGAGACTATAGCCGTCGTAGCCCCATATCGTCGCGCAGAAGGGGTCTACGTTAAAGTCCATAGAGATATGAAACTGAGTAAAGTCGTTTAGTTTTAAAGTGTCGTCATGGTTTTTAAGCGGGTCGTATGAGTAATAAAATAGACTCTCGCTCATATTAACCCATAGGCCACGTCTGTACGCCTCTAGCATTTTAACGTCGTACGACGCTTCTAAGTTATCTATATAGAAGTCGCCTAGGTTGTGTAAGTTATCGTCGGTCGAGCCGTAGATAATACGAAAGCCCTTCGGCGGGTTTTCTATCATGTACTCGTAGTACTCTGAGATATGGCCCTCGGGCGTACCGCTAGAGATAATCTGCGGGCACTTTGCGCCCTTGATACGTACGCGGCCTATGCCTTCTTTATAACGTAGTAAAGGTATTAAAGTGACCTCGTTAAAGCCACAATACGCCCAGTTAGGGCCACGTATGGGCTTCTCAGCACTTACGACGTAGAGCTTTGCACTTGACCAAGGAAATTTAAACCACTTTTCAGTTTGATGAAAGCGAAAGGGTATACGATTAGCCTCTAAAATGTTCTCGAACTCGGGCAAGATATCTTTTTTAAACTCGGGGTAATCGACGACGACTAAGCCCCCCGCCATGTTCTTATTAAGTATAGAGAGCTTTAGCATTTTCATAGCTAAAGAGTACGTTTTACCGCCCCCGAAGCCCGTTGAGAGGTGTAAAAAACGGCTTACGTTGTCTGAATGAAAGTCGGCCTGATGCTTATTAGGTACGTACTTAAGCTTAAAGTGTTGCACGGTAGCGCCTTAGTAGGATTATTTTTAATTTTACACATACTAAAAGGGCTACCGTGAACGTATAACACATAACTATATCTCGTCGCCGTTAGCGTCAACAAAAGTCAGGTCGGCGCCTTGAATATCGGCGAACTCATGGCCGCCGCCGTCACTTGCAAAGCCTACTTGATTATCTAATATCTTAAATAGAGAGTTTTCTTTAACGGTTTTTAGTTGACCAAAGGCCGACATACGTAGCGCACGCTTCCAATATGCCGAAAACGCAGTAGCGCCGCAGGCTTTCGCTTCGGCTAACTCGGGGTACATATCGCACCACTGAGTTAATGTGTTCGAGCTTATGCCCCAAGAGGCCGCTATCTCGTCAGGACTGTGGCCGTTTTGTAGCTGTAAGAGTAAGTCTACAGGATGAAAAGTAACGTCGAAGCCCGTATTAGTTTTATAGAGCGCCTTCAAAGCAGGCGGCGGTCCATAGTAAAAAAGCGGCTGCTCAGGGTCTAGTAGCTCGCCGCTTTGCGCTTCTTTATTAGGTGCGAGGTCAGGCTTTAAGGGCTTAACCTTCTTTTTAGGTTTTTTAGAGTTCTTTAATTTTAACTTCGCCTTCACTGACAAGCCCCTCTTCGGCGTACACATTATCTTTGCCGCCGTTTAAAAAGTCCTCGGCCTGAGCTATAGCGTCGGCCTTAGCTCTTTCGGCTGCTTTCGCGAGGTCGCTATCGTACATACCCTTAGCCTCTTTTATCAATAGCTTAATAAAAAAGTCGGTCATGTCGTAGGCTGTGGTCTGCATAGTCTTCTCTTTAAGACGTAGCCCCCGCTGCATACATAGTTTATCTGCCTCTACGAACTCAAGGCAAAGACGCTCTAAGAAAAGGTCTAGTCTTGCGTGCTTTTCGCGGTTTACGTTAAGTAATCGGTCTCTAAGGTCAGCAGGGCAGTCTACATTGAGCCTTACTGCCTCGTCAAACCACGTACGTACTCTAGTCTTTAGTGTTAGGTCCATTAGGCACGTCCTCTACGAGTGAGCCCATAAGTAGGCTATTTAAGTGAGCGTTAAGCTGAGCCGTAAGTAGGCTTAGCTCTTCGATAGTTACGGTAGACATGACAAGGTTATTAGGCTCGCCGCGCTTACCTAAACACAATATAACTACGCCTTCGAGGTTGCCCCAAGGCATAATCGACGCCACTTGAGCGGGCGTTAAAGTTCTTATAGTGTCTTCGTTAAGCATCTTTTAACCCGTACTCTAGCTCTATTAAGAGGTCGACATAGTGCCGAGCCTTCTCTAGGTCTGCTTTGCCGTTCTTATTTTTGTAGCGTGTAACGTACTTAATAATATTACCTTGGCAGAAGTTGAGGTTATTCTTATGAGTAAACTCGATAGGCTGTATAGGCATGTTTTTATAGTGATCGCCCCCGACTTGTACGTCGAGGGGGTTAGTCGTAGTTTTTACTTCTGACATATTAGCGCTCTACTACGCCGCTTAAAGGGGCTATTTTACCTTCGACCATAGCGACGACCGCTGCGGCTTCAGTGTTAGAGGTAGAGGTGATAATCTTAGAAGAGCGTAAGTACTCGACTTCGTGAGTATGCTTATCGTACTTATTAGCAGGTACGGGGCCTGCCTCTTTAAGTCCCGTCTCGGGGTCTTCGCGCATACCCATAACCATAGGGCCACTTACTGAGATAATTTCGGGGGTATCGCCGTCCTCTTCGGGTGCCGACCACTCGATAACGTGAAAGTGGCCGCCGATAGGTACGCTATAAGTCAGCTTCTTACCGCTTTTATCGTACGTACGAAATGGGTGCGTATGTTGCCAACGTGTAAACTCGTTAGCGTGTCTAGTAGGGTGTGCGTTTTCGGTAGCGCCTGAGTCATGTTTAATGACGTCAGCGGGCATAAGCTTGAAAAGATCGGTCATGATCTCTTTAGTGCCTGTAAAATTTCGACGTTTAGTGTTGCCTTTAGGGGCTTTAGCATTCATAGCCTGAGCGCCTTGGGGGCGTCTTTGGACGTTTTCATTAGCCATAGTCTGACTCCTTTAAATTGTTTAAAGGTTATCGTTTTGTAATAATTACAATGAAGCAAGTAGTTTTTTATTTAGAGGCGCATGACTCAGCACGGCAAGTACCGCCCGAAGTCTGTGTATTTGAAGCGCTGAGAGGTGCGGCTGACTGAGATAAAAGGCGATAGCGTCGGCTATGTCTTGGTTTTCGCGAAGGGCATTTAGAGCTGAAAGCTCTTTATTAGTTTTAACCTGACTACGTTTTTTAAGTTTAGTTACGGTCTGCACACATTAATAATAAGGCCCTTTCGGGCCTTTGGGGTAGTCTAGTTTTCGGACTTTACGCTTCTTTACAAAGCTTTACAAAGCTTTACATAGTCTAGTTTTTAGTTACTTGAGGCGCCGTTATGTCGTCGCTAAACTCGACCCTCGTGCCTAATACGGTAGGCCGAGGTATTAATAAAGTAAGCTCTTTTAAAGTTACGTTATTTTTTAAATGCTCTTCTCTTAGCTCTCTAATCTTACTCATAGGTATACCACATAAACTTACTATAGCTTTTAAGTCCCTATCGTCTGAGTCGGTCCAGTCAAAAAAGTAGTAAGGGGTATCGTCGTACATACTTAAACCTTTCTTTTAGGTCTCAATAGAGACCCGCAGGTAGGGCATACATAGTGCCCCGCCGCTTCTGTTAATGTCGCTTTGATTAACTCTTTAATATCTATACCTAACATTTCTAAACGCTTAACGACCACTTCGTCAACTGTGGCGCTCACGGGTAGGCGTTTAGGCGTGATCTTGATACCGTGGGGTCTCACAGCGTCACTTCTTTGTTTTTAATAGCAGCCTGTAGTTTTTCTAGTTCACGTAAGTACGCTATAGCTTTAGCTATAGCCGTACGAGCGTTACCCTCGGGGGTATTAGCTGCGTACTCCTTAGTTAAGTTAATAAATATACGGGCCGATACTGTTTTAACGACGTCTAACTTCTCTGCGTCGGTCATTAAAGATACTTTGCGGTCTACCTGTAGCATATTTCTAATCCTTTACTGTGCAGATATAAGTAACTGCGTGTTTATCTTTTAAGTGTTGAGGCCATACTTCTACGAGCCACATAGTGCCGTCAAGCTTAGGGCCTTCGCTGAAGTAGTAAGGCTGCTTACCTATAACAAAAATGTAGTCCATATAGTACTCGCTAAAATATATCTTAATCATACAGCACTCGGGTCCACTATGCGACCGTCTCTAACGATACCCCGTACTGACTCTTGTTCGACGACGTCCCAACATACTTTTTTACGGGTCTCAAAGCTTACAATTTCGCGGGACGTCTCTACAGATAACCGCTTAGGCCATACGCCCGAGCTATTCACATACTCGTCTAGGGCTACGTCTTCGGTCTCAGCGTCTGTAGACCACTCGTAAGTTTTTACTATAGTCTCAGTGAACGTAAGTACGCGGGCCTTAACTCTCTTCTTTGCCACACTTGCCCCCGTTTTTAAGGTCATATAGAGCCGTCTCTATATAGTCTACGCTTCTAATAATTGTATCGTTATTATAAAGGTCATTACTTACGAGGTGTAACCAGTGTGAGAGGTGCATAGTAACCAGTGGCGGCTCGCCGTCGCCTGCGGCTATAAGTACAGGTATCTCGTTAGGCTTAGCCTTAACCTCGTTAATCGTATTCATAGGTACATACCTCTTAGTCTTTTTACATTGTATCTTGTACCGCCCCGTCTCGGCGAGGTCGATACCTAAAGCGTTATTTATTTGAAACTCAAGTTGTCTATGGGCTTTACTGTAGCCTATCATACGCATAGCGGCTGCTATGTAGCGCTCGAAAGCTAAGCCTTTTCGTCTGACGTTAATCATATATTACTCCATTTCTTATTAGTTACTATGTCGGCTATACACGTCTGACCGACGTTAAACATTTCTCGAAGTGACCGCCGAGGTACGCCCTCGCCGTACATACTACGTATATCTCTAACTTGGTCAACCGTAAGCTTAGCTTTTATATTGTTTTCGCCTACGTTCTTAGAGCCGTCTAGCTTACCTGCCTTAGCAGCGTGCCGTACGTTTTCTAAATGAGTTACGGCCTCTAGATTACCTATACGGTTATTAGCTTTATTAAAGTCTATATGATTAATAACCTTATCGCCCGCGCAGCCTTTTAAGTATGTATAAACTAATCGGTGCGCGAAGACGGTATAGACGACGCCGCCTACGTAGCAGTTAACTTTTAGGTAGCCGTTAGACCTCTTGTAAAGCTTCATAGACTTACCGCCGTATCTATTCGACATTATGTTACCACTGAAGCTAATAGCGTATAGCCCCGACTTCGCTATAACGCAGTACTTACACTTACACGACATAATTACCCCTTTACCTAATCAGTACCCCACATACTTATATCTAATCAAGCCTAAAAAGTACTGCGGCGACCCTAAACGGGCTTCGGGGCCTAACTTCGGTATGTACGTAGACACTAAAAGAGCCGAAAAGTACTGCGTACGTACCGTAAAAAGGGCTAATTTAAGACAATTTAAGTTTTTTTAGGCTCTGTCCCGTGGCCTAGGCAGCGGCCCAAGCTGTCCCAAGTGACGTTTTAAGTATTCTCTAATGATTACACATAATTACGGCGCGGTCCCGCTGTCCCATGTAAAATACCTATGTCGGCTATATATGTATACGGCATATATGGGGTAAACTATAAACGTATATATAGCTTTTAAATATACTAATAGGTAAAGTATATAATATTACATAGGACAGATAGGCATTATATAATAAGTATGTGATATCTTTAAGTAATCGCTGCCACGCCCGTACGCGTTTTCACTTGGGCACTCTTGGGACAGACCTAGGACAGCACTAAAACCGCTCATTTCGGCCCCAAGGGCTTTTAGCTTTACTTTTAAGCAGCCTTGATATATTCTCTCACGTATGTACGCACAATTTAAACCGCCCACTAATACCGTCCGAGTCAGGCTTACACCGACCTTAATAGCTCACATTTATAGTCTCTACCTTAAAGGCTATAAGCCGACCACTATCGCCGCCCATCTTTCTATGAACAGGCAAGGCGTCTACAATGCCTTAAAGAAAGCCGACCCCTCTCTTAACATACGAGAGCGGGCGCCGACCTTTAAAAACGAGGTAGGTAATCGGTACGGTAAGCTTACTGTGTTAAGCTTTTCGGGCGTCAGATACCGACGTAACGGCGCAGGCACTAGAGAAGCCGTCTTCTTATGTCAGTGTGAATGTGGTAATCAATGTCTGTACGCAGGTACTCTACTTCGTCTCGGGCGTACAAAGTCCTGCGGCTGTAGGCGGCGCGAGATACGAAAACTCGGCCCCTCGGGGCTCTCTAAGCTTAAAAAAGCCTTGACCCCTAAGTAAGTACCTATCTATAACTTAAACCTAAAAGGAGTACATACATGATTACTACGAGCCCCGTTACTATGAGAGTCGATACTAAAGTCTTAAACGCCATTAAAGCCGAAGCGAAAGCTACAGGCATGGGTTATCAGACGATTATCAATATGAAGTTATCTAAGTATACAGGCGTGGCCCTAGCGGTCCCGCCTAAGAAAGCCGAGCGTCCGAAGCTTGCCGCAAAGCCTTTAATCGTTAAAGTGGCGGCTAAGAGGTTAGCGGTTAAGACTGTAAAAGCTAAGAAAGTAAAGGCCGCTACGAAGACTAAGCGCGGCCCTTATAAAAAGAAAACGAAGTAAGACCCAAGCCCTACCCTAGAGGCCCCGAAAGGGGCCTTTTTTATTACATGACTGCCGAAGCTAAGCCCGTACATACCATACACGTAAAGGCCGCGAAGCATAAACTCAGGCCCCACATACCGCCACTCTGAAAGAGACACATTAGAAAACTCGTACCGAAGCTGACGACTGCGACATACTGTAAGTCTATCATTAGAAGACCCCTAAAAAGCGCTTACGCTTACTGACCGTACTAAGTATATCTCTGAGCTTCTCATTCTCTTCGACGAGGGCCTCGTACTCTAAGAGTAGCTTATCTGCGAACTGTACCGAGACCTGCGCCGTATGTGCGTAACCGTAGTACTCTTTAAGCTCTTCTAAGGCCGCTTGGTCTTCGGGTCTCAGAATACCCTTAGCGCTAAAACTATAGCGCATGAGCATATTGTATTTATGGACCTTCTTAAACTCGGTACATATCTCTTTAAATTTATCGGCTAACTTAACTCCATTCATCATGCACCCCATTGTACGACTTATGTACTGTATTATATTTAACCCATTTATAGCGCCTGACGCCCTCTTTACGTACCCGTATCTTTTTATACTGTAGCTTAGTAAAAATCTTTTTACAGCGTACCTGTAGCACGTAGTCAGTCTCTTTAAGGTTATGTTTAAAGCATAGCTCAGTAAAGAACTTATCGAAGTCGACCTCTTCGGTCATGCCTTGGTCTTCTATTATATTGAGTATCTTAGTCTCTAACTCGTCCACTATGGCGCGGTCGTATTGTTCGCTCTCGGCTATGGCTTTAACTTTAGGGTTATCTAAGTACAGAAGCTCGCCTAACTGATAGCACATCTTAGCTTCAGCCCATAATTGGTCTCGGTCTCTAATTAAAGCTTTAAAGTCGACTTGACCTACACGTACGGGCCAGAAGCGGCGCCCGCCTGTAGGGTCTTTTAAGTACTCTTGGTCGTTAGTCGTACCGATTAAGATACTCTGACGTGGTACAGTGACCGCACGCCGAGCGAAGGCTTTTCTATGTGTGTCTGCGTTTTTAGTTATAAAGTCTTTCATATCGTTAGCGCTAGAGCGGTTCATAGCCGCAAGCTCGCCGACCTCTATAAGCCACTTACCGCGCATGACTTCGATAATATCTTTATTAGTGACGTCGCCGAGTGAGTCCGAAAACCACGCGGGGCTCGCTAGTATCTTAACCGTAGAACTCTTACCACAGCCTTGAGTACCTTCTAAAATTAACATATGGTGAAACTCACAACCTGCGCGGTATACCCGATTAACCGCAGCGGCTAGAGTCTTTCTACCTACGTCTGCTAAGTACTCGGGGTCGCCTTCAGCTTCTAAGTACTGACTCAACCAAGTATCTAAGCGCTCGACGCCGTCCCACTCAAGGGCGTCTAAGTAAGTCTTAACAGGGTGAAAGGTATTCTCATTAGCTAATACTGTGATTATCTCATTAACTGCGTGCGTACTTGTCTCTACCCCATAATATCTTGAGAGCCATATCTTAGCCTGAGTATCGTCAGAGTCGACAAGCTCTCGGCCTACGTCTGAAGGCTCGCCCCAAGGCGGCTGAGCTAAGTAGATC